CAAATAATTCTTTGAAGTGTACTATGAAGTACCTACCTTGCTTATGTAAGATATGGCATGACTGATATAGTTTCTTTTCTTTTCTAGAAGCTACACCTATCCTAGTTAATGTCTCTCTTACTTTTAAGAAGTCATCTGGTTCTTTTAAACCAACCTCTACCATACTGTCAGCAGTCCACTTAACCTCTTCTGAGATTGAGTTCATCTCTTTCCTCCCATGTCATGTTTATGTCGTAATGATTCAATTTGGGTTTTGGTGAGAAGAGTTAATGCGACCTTCGCTTTTTCGTTACTATATCCATAGTGTTTTTTGACCAGATCCAGATCTTCAATCTGTTCTTTCTTCAACCAAGGAGAAAACCTTTTCCGTTTTCTCAATGTATTTAGCAAGAAAGAATATTGCATATCAGGGTCAAGATGAGCATTCAAATTCATCTCATTAGAAAATAAAATGCTATCAATAGTACCAGACAAACATCTATTAACGATATAAGCAGGGTAAGAAGATATCGCATCAGGGTCTTCACGAGTAAGATCCTGCTTATTGTAGTTGATTGAATTGAGCCAATCCTTGAGTTCATATTTCATTAGAAAGTCCTGATAGGTCCAACCACACCAGTCTCATTATTATTAATTCTATAGATCTGAGTACGACCAGTCTTCATCTGACAATGGATTTCACCACCTTGAATGATTGCAGACACAATACTTTGTCCACCGAAATTTGACAACACACCTTTACGTGTGTGATATAACTGTGCACTACCGCTTGGCAGTACACGAACCCCCAAACTTCCCATAATTTGTAATTACTAATTCACGACGTTTTGTTTGATCCTTCATATAGTCACCAGTGGATCGCATGGTGTAGGTATGATCAAAGTCATACTGGCACCACTCAAGAAATCGCATAACGATATCAGGGTGGTTGTTATATGATATCATAACATTGCATAAGCAATTGTCCATGACATCAGCAAATTTAGCATGGTCGAAACCTTTATGCATATCACCTTTATGTCCATAAAGTGCATCCTTAATATCATAAGGTGGATCAGCATAGATGAATGTTAAGGTGTCATCTGAGGTGAGTTGATCATAGGATCCATGAGTAATGCGCCACCGCTGGATAAGTTCGGTATACCCAAGGAGTCTGTCGATGCCACGCATGGAGAAATTACTGTCTGAGGCTGAGGCTGAGAATGAGGACGATTCAGTAAGACCACTGAAAGAACACTTATTAATGATATAAAAATAAATCGCTCTGTCCTTGTTATCGGTGTCTCCTTCATTTAATTTCTCCTTTGACTTGTTAAATAAACATCTTGCCTTGTCAGGGGTATCATGTTCTTTCTTTAATTTGACTAGTTCTTTATGTAGATACTCACCATCATCTCTTAAATGAATCCAAAAGTTAATCAATGGTTCATACAGATCACTAACCCAAATAGGTACCTCTTCTGGCAGTCTCTTGGTCATTTCAATGGCCATACTACCACCCCCTAAAAAGGGTTCACGATACTCTGTAATCTCTCGACTAGGCAACCACTGCAATAGCTTGGAAACTGCCCTAGATTTGCCTCCTGGATACCTTAGAGGGGTCTTCAGGGACTTCATTAATAGAACCTCTGCCTTTCTATGGTTACTGCTTCAAAGATCTCGTTAAGAGTATTTGATAATTGACGGTATCCTGAACCGACATAAATCTGACCAGCAAATACTGATACAGTTGCAGCACCCCAGAACAGATAATAAAATCTGGACTTGACTTGTGCTCTTAGTTTTGTTCTTTTACTCATAATTGTCATTTGAATTCACACTCCACCATAATTTCAGTGAGAGCTGCTAATAAATTTATCTCCTGATCTGCTACGAAAGCAGACTGATACTGATACTTTGCAATAATCAATACCGCTTGAGGTATACTAGAAGGTTTAAGGGCATCGTAAAGACTATCGTATACTGTTCTTAGTATAGCATTAGGATCATTATCTAAATTAGAAACAATCCACTTACGTGCTACAGAAAACTCTTTCTTCTTTAACGCTGATACCAACTCTCCAAGTTTAACTTCGTTGAGGACTGCCAAGATCCCCGTATCGATTGATCCCGTGGAGCTATACCGCTGTAGTTCGTTGAGCGTTCTTCTGAAATCTGGAAAATATTTCTGAACGACCTCAGCGACCACCGCATCATCAAACCGTACATTTTCTCTGGTAAGTATGTCACGGCATCGCTCAAAGAATTTAGCAGCGATCTGTTGTTTGTTCTTTCCTCTAACATTACAATCAATTACTGTTGTTCTGGAGTGGAGTGGTTCAATGATTTTGTTCTTGAAATTGCAGGTAAAAATGAATCTGCAGTTTCTGGAGAACTCCTCAATACTCGCTCTAAGAAGGAGTTGTACGTCGGGAGTGGTATTGTCTGCCTCGTCGATGATGATAACCTTGTGTCTCGAGCTACTTGTGAGAGATACGGTAGACGCAAAGCTCTTGGCACTATTCCGAACTGTATCAAGAAACCTTCCCTCATCGCTTCCATTAATGACATAATAATCAACTCCTAGTTCTTTACATAATGATTTAGCAACTGTGGTTTTTCCGATACCAGCAGTACCACATAGTAGGAGATTAGGTATCTCCCCATTGTTAACAAAAGATTGAAATGTATTCTTAATATCGGATGATAGAATACAGTCCTCAATAGTTTGTGGGCGGTACTTCTCCACCCACAGAAAATCATCCTTCATACTTAGAATCTGGCTCCAATGCGATAAGGTATTCTAAATCTCTATTCACATCTCTAAAGAGAGATGCATTCTGCTTACTAATTGTAACCTCATAATCACCAGGTAACAACTTCAGGTTCTCAACTTTAAAGTTGAATGTAAAATTACTATCAGTCTCTCCAACCTTTACAGCATAGGTATTTGAAGTATCATTCTTCTTGTCACGAACAACAAGTTTAACAACACCATTCTCTCCAACAACTGCTAAGTCTTCTATCTGATAAATCGCTGCTGCCTTAATTATATTAGAGATATCACTCCATGCTACTGTGAATGAAATATCACTGCTAGGAAGTTCCACCCTATTCTCTGGTGGTTGAACTATAGTAGATGGATCAGCAAAGAAATACCTTGATGTATTTCTCCTATCTTTAATAATGAGATAATTATCATTATCAAAATTAAACTCAGGATCATCAAATAAAGTAAGTCCAGATAAGAACTCACTTAAATCATAGATAGCAAAATCCTTTGGAAATGCCTCTTCAACAACAGCACGAGATAAGATATTCTTCTGGATGGATAGAGTGGATAACTCAGTACCTTCCTTGAAGCAAATGGACTGATTAATATTAGAGAAGTTCTTGAGGATATCAAGAGTACTCTTAGAAAGTTTCATAACGTTGATCTGGTTCAATTTCAATTGGTTTGGATGTAAAATGATATAGTAACACACAATAGTGTATTGCCTTTAGTATATCATGTTGTGGGCGACCCTTCTTATCATAGCGACTTAAGTACTTTATAGCATTAGATCTACAAAATGCTTCAGCGTCACCAACTGATTCGATAAGATCAAGTGTTTGGATGTTTGAACCTTCAGTAGTATAATGTCCTGAGTATGTACTAGTGATATACTCACTAGCTTTTTTAAGGATTTCATCCTCTCCATACTTGACCGTAACCTTATTAGATTCAATTCCTAATTCAATGTTGTCCTGTGCAACATTAGGATCGTATATAGTTCCGACCCCCTCGTGGAAGGTGATGTGGTCATCACCCATTCCACCCTTAAGGTTTGCTTGTTCCATTTCCTCTAAAACATCATAAAGTAACCACCATGCCATTATTATACCTCAAAGTCCACGTCCGCGTCAACCTTGTCGTATAACTCCTGAAACGCTTGCTTAGTTTCATCATCAAAACGAGAGATACAAGTAGTAATTGCTTTAGCACGAGTACCAAAGATTTGGTATGCTCTAACGATGTGAACTAGTCTACGTGTACTAATGACTTCATCTATACCACCATCAAAGAAGGTCTTACGGATGATGTCTGCCCAGTCTACTAACCTCTTATTGAAATCAGTCTCGTCACATACTGCATCGAGTATCTTAATTTCATTAGCAGGTGTTGGGTACTCCTGCTCGAATGTTACTGGGAACCTTTCAAGGAAGGCTTCATTAAGCACGTTAGTTCCAACAAAACGTCCGTCATCTGAACCTTTACCTTTAGTGTTTGCGGTTGCGATGACGTTGAACCCTGCTGCTGGTCTGATGTACTTTCCAATCTTCTTAAGGAAAACTCCTTTACCTTCAAGGATTGACTGGAGGCAGAGGATTTTGTTTGAGGCAAGGTCGATCTCGTCAAGGAGCAAGATAGCTCCTCGCTGGAGAGCTTCCACAACAGGTCCGTTGTGCCATACGGTTGCGCCGTCAACAAGACGGAAGCCGCCAATGAGATCATCTTCATCTGTTTCGATAGTAATGTTTACACGGATAAGTTCTCTCTTTGCTTGAGCACATGCTTGCTCTACAGAGAAGGTCTTACCATTACCTGACAATCCAGTAATGAATGTAGGGTAGAACAAGTTAGATTGAATGATCTTCTTAACATCATTGAAATTTCCAAACTTAACAAAAGTATCATCAAGTTGTGGAATCAAATCTTGCTCTACATTAGGTAGAACAGTTGGTTGAGCAATTGACTTCTCTAGGATCTCACGTCCTTCTTGTACGGTAAGGTTCCATGATCCACGCTTAACCTGATACTGCTTCAACTTGCGTGCTACTGTAGGATATGCTGCCCCACGAGAAGTAGCAAACTTCTTTACATGAGAGGCATCTATCTCATTACCAAATTCTTCACGTAATTCATCAACGAAGTTGACGGATAGTTTTCTCTCGAAAGGCATAATGATTAAATGATTTGTGTATGTACGTAGTATAGCAATAAAAAACCCCCTGTTAAGGGGGTGTGTGACAGTTTGTTGATTGGTTTAATCTTCTTCTGTTTCTTCCAGTTTATCTTTCTTGGCAGACTTACCGTGGATACCTGTATCGGTTCTCCAATCATCCCAAGTTTTGTCACCTATGGTTGCCCAACCAAAACCAGGTGTCAGTACACGATAAACCTTAACAATTTCCTGAAGGATTAAGATGTCTTGAATAGGACCAGCAGAGTTGGTGGTAAAATCCTCAATCGGATAATGTTTGATAGAAGTATTAAGGAACGTATTAAAGTTCTCATACCTATCTCCACTATTCGTAACCGAGATACTATCAAGGAAACTATATGCTGCGGCAAGACCGAAAATAAATCCACCGTTAAGTGGTTTAGACCACTTACATAGTTTTGAAGCGTCTCTATTATGACCCTTGTATGTTTCAATTGCCTTTCTGACAAAAGTAGTACCATACTTACCAAGAGCAACTCTCAGTTTATCATAACCTTGTACACGATTTGTACCATCATCAGGGGCACCAATAAGTTCAACATGAATATTGAGTGACTTGAACTTTTCCTCAAGATCTAGTGCATACTCTGCACCTTGAGCAACATCAGCACGCAACTTAGCAACTGAACTTACTTTGTTCCTAAGAGTATTAAACTCTTTAAAGTACTTTGCTTCTGCCTTCTCACACTGATCGATAGTGTAATGAGATGGATGTACCTGTACCTGACAAGGTAGTTTAAATGATTCAGGATCTTGAACGTAAGTCGCTGCAAGAACTGAAGTGTGTTGACCATCAACCACAACTAAAGTCCCATCAGGTCTCTTAAAGACTGATAGGGGTTTTACAAACTCAGGTTTAAACTCCTGTGCTTTTCTTATGAATGTGGTGTTTATTAATCTCTGATACTTAGGATCAACTGTCAGATCCTTAAGTGGAATATATGTAACTGGGATGAAGGGACCATCTGGTCCTTCGTTCGTAAATACTTTTCTTATTCCTTGTGGAATAATTTTGTTTGCAATGTATCCTAATGCGACGGATAAGACATTGACAACCGCAGTTAGCGGCTTAGTAATTGTAGCCATGGGATTTTCTCCTTATGTGAATTTAGCGTTTCTATCGATGTTGCACGACTTAGCGAAACGTGGTGATGTAGAAAAAAAGAAATCCGTAAGGATTTCAATTTTCCTCAATCAACAGTATATATCAAATGGCAATACAATGTCAATTAAATGTTAAGATCTCTTAACATCATGCTATTCTCTCAATGAATGAAGATAAGATCTTCTTATTCATAGCCTTAGACTTAAGTGACTTAGCAAATGCTCTCTTAATCTGGGTCTTATTTGCATCCTCTGCAACTTCAAACTCAGTATCAGCATCAAGGGCACCAACATGAAGTGCATACTGTACTGTGTAATAAGAACTAGTGCATATGAAAGATCTTGTTTTCTTCCACTCAGAATCTGCTCTTTCCCATGCATCATAATCATAACCTAAGCACTGACGCTTAAACATTCTCCAATCATTCTTACCAATAAGACGGATGTTCATAAACTCACACTCAGGGAAACGAGTTCTAAGTTGTTCAACGAATGTTCCAGTCATATCACGAGAACAAGTGAACTTATGAGTATGACCAGTCTGACGATCACGCAAAACATCATTTATAGAAACATGACCATTGATTATCATTTCACCATCTTCATGGTACTTCTTAACTCTCTTAGCATAACCAATAGGATATCCTTCACCATCAGTTAAGTTAATAACATGAAGCTTCTGAACACCTGTTCTCTTTTTGAACTGAGGAATGATTTCATTCATAGCAACCATTGCTTCATTCAATGGAGTTCCACCCAATGAGAATTGATGTGGTGCACCTGCATTATAACCATGGAATGCATTTACTACACGGAATAAATTCTTTGCCTGTCGTTCATGCTGACGATTGTTACTTTTACTAGTTAAAACATTAACCATATTGAAGTTTCTGCAAAGAACCTTACCCTCAAGTCCCCAGTCCTGATCTACATAACTCTCTTGCCTTTGATATGAATCACTGAAGAGATAAACATCATAAGCAATTCCAACCTTACGGCAGAATGATACTAATGTAAGTACCTGCTTCATAGTTGCTTCAATACATTGATGCATTGAACCTGACCAATCTATATTAAAGATCAATCCATGGTTCTTTGCATCAGCAACAGTACTTACTTTTCTGAAAAGATCTTCGTTATATTTGTAAGTGTGAAGCTTCGTTGTATCGAGAACCCCAGTGCGATTAACAGTAGTACGAGCATAACCGTCAGCTGCTTTCTTACACTCAAACTCCTTAACCAAGTAATTGACTTCCTTAGTGTTTGAGGATTTGAACTTTCTGTAACTTTCATCAATGTCCTTCAAATTTCTTGTGTACTGTCTAGCGAGAATCAACTCATAGTCATCAGAATAATCCTGCTGGTTCACAAGACCTTCTTTTGCACTATAGAAACTATCTAGTATTTGATATGTTTCATCAAATGGTACAATAGAATTTGTTGTCTTAGGAAGTTCAATATAAGTAATCTCATCCCCACTCCTATCAGTTATATTTCTTAATGCTTTATCAAGACTATCAACAGTACGACACTTAACTTCAGTCTCTACTGGTGATCCATCATTACGACCTGCTTCGCCATCACCAGAACCACCTTGCTTACCTTCCTGCTGTTCAAGATGATCTTCAAGATGTTCTTCTACTTCATTCTTTGCTTCTGGTTGTGCTGGTGCTGGTATTGGTGCTTCAGATTTCTCCTCTTGTTCACCTTGACCTTGACCTTCACCACCCTCTAAAGGTAACTCTTGCTGAACACCCTTTGCTTCTGCTTCTTCCTTCTGCTTCTTTTCCAATTCTTGCTGACAATATGCATGGATTTCTCTAGCAAGATCACATGCCTGTTCAAAAGTTTCTATCTTATTTGCCTTATCAATATATACTTGCTCTCCTTCTTGGAAAGGAATATCAGTATAATTACCAATCTTAAATTCTAAATTTATTCTATCTCCAAGATTAAGATCACAAAGATTAACACCATCAAGTTGAAAGAAATCCTCATCATGAAGAACCTTGTATCCATTATAGAATGTCTTAGGGATACCAGCGTACCTACGCTTCATTAACTTCTCAATTCTTACATCCTCTGTGATGTTAATAAAATGATGAGGAACATCTTTTGGGGGATCCTCATTAGGAGTAAAGAGAGCATGACCAACCTCATGAGCAATGAGAGAATCAATTACAGTAGCCTCAGCGTGCTTCCATATTGGAAGGGTCAGTACTCTACGCTCTACATCAAACTGTGCAGTTTCAACCTGACGATGTTCTACAATCAGATCTTCCTGAGCAAGAAGTTTAGCAAGTGATTCTTTTACGAGGTTCATTGGGTTCCTTATGTATGTACACATTATAAGACCCCTTCCGTGGGGAAGAGGTCTTGAGTAGACACTTTATCAACTGGTTGCGTCTAGCTCTCGCTTGCCGCAACGCTTGGGGTTTTAGTTTTCGTTTGGCATCCTTCTTTGAGTGATGCTGCCAATTCGGAACTTTCATTGAGTTTCTCCAATGCGGTTAGCAGGTCAGGTGTTTCCTCCCACGACCATTCTTGGTTGTGCTGAGGGTTCTTCTTCTCGATTACATGTGTCCTTGTGGTCATAGGGTACGAGCAATTACATACCATAATACACCACCTGTCAACAGTGTGTCAAGTAGCACCAGAGAAATATTTATTATCATGTCTGACCTGCTGGTGTTTTAGGTGGACATTCTAGATGAACTGTCCCTGTGATAGGTTGATGCAGATGCTCTAGAACATGTTCTAGTTTAGCATTGATCTCATCCAACTTTGCTTGTATCTCATCATGATCGTGACTACCTGTATTAATAGTAATGTCACCTGTTGGTACAGTGGTTGTTTCTGGATACAATCCAGGACCACCATCAGATATATCAATACCAGGAATTGCTGATCCTGTACCTGAACCTCCGTGTGGAACGAAGTTTCCGTCTATGCCGCCTGAATATGTCATATGTTTAAAGGGTTTGGTGAATATTTATTCTTCCTTAGTAATTACAGAGAAGTTTTGTTTCTTTTCTACAACTAAAGTGGAAGCAAATTTATCTTGAAGTGATTCTGTCTTATGGGATATAACAAATACATTAGTATTGTCAGAGACAGTATGTAAGATCTTCAAAAAGTCATCAGTACCTGATACATCAAGACTACTATCAAAGATCTCATCCAGTATCAATAGATTAGTATTGGCACTGTTCTTCATCTTAGCAATAGTTCTCCATGTAAACAGGAGTGCCAGATCAATTCTCATCTTCTCTCCTTCAGAGAAGGATGCATATGAAAACTCATCCCTGAACCTTGACTTGATAGTCTCCTCAAAATTCTCATCAAGATCAAAAGAAACATAGAAATCTAGTTCCTTAAGATACCTATTAATCAATTGATTCATAACAGGTAAAAACTTTTTAATGATAACTGATTTGATACCAGTATCACGTAACATGTTTGTTACAGTATCATAGTTATCACGGGTCTTTCTATTAGTGGATAATTCATTCTCCACTTTCATACCAACACTTGCTAACTCTTGTAACTTCTCCTTCTCTCTACTAAGGTTATTAGTGTCAGCAGAATTTATCTTATCCTCTATCTTTTTAATCTCTTTCTTCTTCCACTGTATCTCCTTATTACAAGCACTGATCTTCTGTTGTACTTGCATAAGATCTGATAATACAATCTGCTTATCAGATACTTGTTGGAGAATACTTTCTAATTTTTTCTGTAATGTAATTGATGCCTTATCAATCTCATCTATAGACGCAGTAATTTCAGCTTTCTTATCAGCTCTAACGTCTTCGGTGATGATGGACTTGCAAGTCGGACAACTATCATTCTTATCAAAAAACTTAAACTCTTTTTTGAATGCTTTCTTCTTATCAACAAACCTCGATTCATATAAACGAAGTTGTGCCAATTCATCTTCTACATTCCCATAACTATCTAGGCTCTTATCATGAGATGCAGAAACCTCCAATCCTTCTGCAACATCAGTCATAAGAAAAGTTATTTCATCCTCTAATGATTCTATATCTTTTTTACGTCTAGCATTATTTGCAGATGATTGTTCTTTAAGATCAGAAATAAACCTTTGCTGCATCTCAACCTTCTGCTTTACCAATTCATATTGATAATCACATTCCCTAAGAGTTTCTTTAACTCCTTTAACCTTTTCTTTAAGAAGAGTATTCATGGTAGAGAAGATACGAATATCTAAAAGATCTTCAATAACTTCTCTACGGTTAGGGGGTGTAAGTTGCATGAATGGAACAAAGCATGATGATCCTAAGATCACCACCTGAGTAAATGATTTATAATTCAACCTCAGTACACTTTGCTCCAGATGTTTTTGCTGCTCTTGTGCAGATGCTTCTTGATTAAGCATCTCACCATTAAGATAGATTTCAAACACATTAGGCTTTGCACCTCTGCGTATCATATAGTCACGAGAACCAATACTAAATTCTATCTCAACAAGCAGATCCCTCTCGTTGACAGCATTGACCAATTGGCCTTTTGTTATCTTACGAAAGGGTTTGTTGAACAAAGCAAAGCACATGGCATCCAAGAATGTGGATTTACCAGCACCGTTTGTACCAACTATCAGGGTAGCAGGACTTGCATCAAGTCTTATCTCACTAAAAACATTACCAGTTGAAAGAAAATTCTTCCATCTGACAGACTTAAAAAGAATCATTCGACAAAAACTATTCTCTAGGCGGTACTACTATATCATCAGGAGTGACAACATAATATTCATGACCGTGTGTTACGCAAGCATGGATGATCTCTCGATCGTCAACCTCTACCACTGACATGTCTGGAAAGTCATCAGCTTCCAGAAGTCCAGCATAGCGTATTGCGTCGTCTTTGTCAAGGAACATATATACTAATTGCTTTCCTTGATTGCCATTGACTGCATAAGCACCTTCATTCTCTTTTCCTTTTATGGCTAGAATGTGCATTATACCATCTCCAACGCTTCAACATAAAGAGATTTTAAAATAGTTTTAAGTGCAGGTTTATCTGAGTGTTCCATATCATCCACATACCTTTCAAGTATGGTGAGAGTATCTTCTTTATCAATATCAATCTCTTCATTCAAGTCTTGCTCAAAGGAAGGATCCTCAATTATTTTAATATCATGTACACCAGCAGCGTATAGTTGACTGATAAAGAATTCAAATTTATCTGAATCAGTTTTCTTTTCTACTATAACTTTTATAAAGTTGTTAGTATACTTACCATAATCAAATCTAGTACTATTTAACTGTTCTTCATTGTAATATATCTTGCTATAAATCTCATAGGGGTTCGGTATAAACTCCAAGTTCATAGAATTTGTATCAAATATATGGAACCCACGTTTAGAATTATAATCATTCCAATAGATTTGATAGGGATTACCCAAGTATGTTATATTCTCTCTAGTACTTTTCTGATGATAATGTCCTGAGAATACCTTTTCAAATTTCTTATAAGGAGAAGTAGCATGGCCATGATCCATGATATATCCTCTATGTGCTTCAAATCCATTGAGTTCTAAGTGACCCATTGCTATAGGGCAATCTGATTCTTCAATGAGAGCATAGGTCTTATCATTATTCTCTGAGTTAATCCAAGGTATGAATAAGATAGGTAGTCCACCTATCATAACTTCAGTAGCCTCTTCATATATGTGTATATTATTATACTCGCTTAGTACACTCTGAAGTGTATTGACTTTATTAGTATCTTTAAAATATGCTGTATGGTTTCCAACTAAAGAATGTATTGTGACACCCATCTCCTTTAACTTAGTAAAGTAATTATCTTTACCCCACTGAGCAGACCAAAGATCTAAATTCCTACGGTTGTCAAAGGTATCTCCAAGATCCAATACAATATCGATCCCGCGTTTTTTTAGGGTAGGAAAGAATACATTATCATAAAACTTCTTAAAGAACTCATGAAAGATACGACTAGACTTCCTAGCACCGAAGTGCTGGTCTGTTATTATTGCTATCTTCATTTAATTCTTCTAGGTACTTTAATTGTCCATGCTGGTGATACTAGATCAACCATCTCAAATTGTTTCCTATTCTTTTCTATCTGATTAAGGTATGCTTCACGTCCAGGTTCAGGTTGTATCTCACCATAATGAGTTTCTTTTATATCTAAGTATTCTAAAAGAGCATCATCTACCATCTGAAATAATGTATCCCATGTTAATGTATCTCTTAACTTGGATGCAATTCTATCAACATCATTCTCATCAAGATACTCACCTTTAGATACTTTCTCTGAATAATCATCATACTGTGTCAAGAGTTTTGCTCTTATCGTTACCAACTTATTAAGGTTGATAGTGATTTTAATGTCATCTTCAATTGCCATCATCTTGCACGAACTAATGGTGGTTTCTTACCTGTGATCTCCATACCAAAAAAGTTTAATGTTAGTCTTTCCTTAGTACCAAAAGTTTTAACTCCATGATGTGTCCTGTTGTTGAATAACACAAATCTATTATAGACGTTCTCTACAGAACATGTTTCAACATACTGTTTACTCATAGAATCAAAGGCTTCATTGTACTTATCTATATCAAGATCCTTACCAAGATATAAATCCTCCTTCTGTTTCATCTCTTCTCTATACTGTAAAGAATATCCATTCTTAACCTTATAGATGGACGTACCCGAATTAGGACTTGGATCCTTTGACAAGTATACTACACCACCAAACCATGTGTCAACATCTTGATGGATCCAACCTTGATTTCTCTTATCCCATTGGTCATCTCCAAATGGTTTTATCTTTTGAAAATGACATTGTAATTTCCAATACTCTGGTACTTCATCATGGAATAACCAATGAATTCTTTCACCAAAATAATCGAATAACCTAGGTGTCTCAAGATGAAGTTGCTTTGTTCTCTCGCCTGGCCAGTTTCCTATATCAGGCTTATACCACTTAAGAGACTGAGCTATCTTTACAACTTCATCTGGATCCTCAAAGAAATCATCAACAATCGTAATAGGATATGTCACTTGATCTTGATTTCAACGTTCTCCTTAATTGTATTATAGTCTGAATGTCCTGTCTTGTCATCAGTGTGGAAGACCTGATCATATCCTGACTTAGTTAGAATCTTATTCTTAATTTCTAACTGACGCTTCTCTTTCTGAATCCTTCTAAGGAATGCGTAGTATATAATCTGAGTAAAATATGCAAAGGGATTGTTTGACTTTGCTGGATTAAAATTCTGTATGTATTGTACACAATTCTCAATGCCATCACATATCATGTCCTCTCGGAACATGTAGTTGACAAAGTTTGGTTTGTATGATAAATGTGTAGCAATCTTTAAAAAACATTCCCCAATATAATTGCTGATGGGTGGTCGGGGTTCACCCGCTTCCTTCGCTTCAGCACATGCTTTTTTAAAAATAACAAGTGCCTCAAGGAATTCTTTGTTATTTACATAATGCTCACTAACTACTTTCTTTCTAACTGCCATATATTTGTATGGGTGAGTACATATATTTTATACAAAAATGATACAAAAGTCAAGGGGGGCTTGACAAACCGTAATTCCGTCTGTAGAATATGAGTGTGCGAGTTCAGAAAGGGTTATATATTAAATAGCTTGTCTAGGTTAATACGAGCCTCTTCAACTGTAGCTATTCTACCTTTAGCATCTGTAATAGTATCACCATTAAGTCTTCTTAGAGACATTGCATAAAATATTTGAACTTCAGTATCTACTTCAACGATAGTAATAATTTTATCTTTAGGTATAATAAATTCTTCTTCTTTAGAAAATTTCATCCACGGCGAAACCTTAGCACCTTGTGCTTTGTTGGGTAGAGTTACCTCTTCAATCTGGATGGGATTTTCTACTATTAGATAATCTCCGTTCTCATCACGTACATGGGATACTACAGATAGAATCTCTTCCCCAGATACTAATTTTAATGCGGCGAGAAAGTCTGCTTTTTCTTCCATTGTTTTATTTAATTCGGACATCAATAAATTCATAATCAAAATTTTCTTCATTGTATATCTTCACACGTTCAACAAGATGATTCAAGGTATAGTTTCTTTTAGATCCTTTAGAGATGTTATCTGCGATGTCGTACAGAACTGCTTTACGATTGTCTAAACCTCGTCTGAGGACTCTTCCAATGGATTGTAGATTTCTAATTCTGGACTTTGAGGGGCTTGCGAACACGACGTTGTTAAGATTCCTAATGTTGATACCAGTACTAAAAGTCCCATAGCTGGCAACAATGATAGAATCCTTTGTTGTTTCTGCAATCTCTCTTGCGTTTTCTCGATCTTCAACTTCTACTCCTCCATGGACTAAAAAAACCTGACGGTCTTTCCCTACCTTATTATTTATTAATTCAAATAAAGGCATACCATGCCGTTCAACGTAGTTGAACAAGACGAGTGTGTTACCATCTAACTGAGAAACTAGGTTACGTATAAACTTATTCCTTCCTTCATGCTCTACAAGGTAATCCATTTCCTGTTGATATGAATCAAACTCTTTATCATCATGATTAAGGATTAAAACTTTGATTTCAAATTCAGAAAGGTGTCCTTCTTTAATTAACTTCTCTGTTCTAGTAACTTTATCAACAGTACCAAATACACCCTCTAATACCAGACGGTTCGTTTGTGTGCCGTCTAAGGTGCCTGTGAACCCCACACGGTACTTACAATCGTAAAGCTTATTCATTATACTAGTCAGAGATTTTGCTTTAAAAAGATGAGCTTCATCTCCTATTATAGCACCAAATCTTTCAAAATAAACTTTAGGTAATTTGTATACTGATTGCCATGTAGTAATAATAACATCCTTATCTGATCTAGGATCAGTACCTGCATATACCTTATGACAATGGTGGTTTGAATCCCAACCATACTTTTGAAAATCTTTATACATCTGCTCAACGAGAGATGTAGTTGGAACAACTATTAGTGTTCTTATATTCTTTCTCTCCCAAAAACGTGCGAGAGCATATATCATTAAAGACTTACCAGAACCTGTAGGTGATAAGAGTAACTTTCGTTTATGTCTTAACGCTTCGTATATACCTTTGTACTGATAGTCTCTAACTTTAAACGGCAGGTTCAGTGATTTTACGAAGTCTCCGATCCCTTGGGGCGTAATGAACTCATCCACTTGCGATGGAAGTCCGTAAAATTCGTTGTCCCTATGGATGACTTCATACCCCCTTTGCTCGCAAAACGCAATAATATAAGGGAGAAGACCAACATAAATCTCGCCTGTACCTGGGGAGAATAATTTAATTTTCCCATCCCAAAACCTCTTCTTGTACGCTGACATGAACTTGGCTTGAGGCACTTCAAAAGTAAACTCGTCTGCTAGCTCGTGACCTACATGAGGTTCACATTCAATTGTTAGATAGACTTCGTTCTTCTTCTGTATAATAACATTAGATTTCATAACCTTTCAGGAACTTAGCAAACTCAATTGCATTTTTAATATAGAATGAACGGTTATTGATCGCTTGTAGAATTGCTTTCAATGCCTCGACCATTTGGTTATAGTACTTTAGCTTAAGAACGGATTTAGAATATTCTTCATCAGATTCCAGATAGATTGGAACATCTGTCTTGATGAGTTTAAGGTGAAAAGGTTTCTCCGCTTTACCCGTATAGTACTCCCACCTCTCTCGGTAGGTACGTTTACAATCCAACTCACCTTGATCCCGAAGGACAATGAAGTTGTTGTAAAGTCTTAAATATTTAGCATGTAATCTGGGGATCTCTAAACTGTCATGATCTAATTTTTCATCATTTAGTTGTGAGTCTTTCTCCCACATGTCATTCAAAGTGTCTAGGTTCATACTTTAAGTCCGTCTTTATCAGTTATCTCGTAGAGTGTATACTTGAAGTTAACCTGAGCTGTAAAGTAATTGATGTCAGTTGCAGATGCATCAAACTCTAAAGTGGTTAAACTTGTTGGAAATATATTAAAGAAGTTAATAGCAGAGATTGTATTATAGTTACTATTCAGAATCAATAAACGAGCATCACTCATTGTTTTCTTAAATTTACCTATCCTACCTTTCTCATCAACTGTATTAATATAATCATAAAACTCTTGCTGCTCTTTAGGGGTAGTAAGTCCCTTCAACCATTTGTAGATTTCATAATAGTTATCAAGATCTTCATTAACTAGGAAACTTAATTGCAAATCTCCAAACGTCATCTTATCACCAGGAATTGAATAGTCCTTTATTGGTGTCTGTATGTCCCTTACACCAATACTAACTTCAGGTATAGAAGCCGATTGACAAAAGTAATCTACATTAGGTGTCCTACCAATAACAAATTTAAAACCTACGGGAGATAAAAAGTTTTTGTTAGCAGGAGAGAATAGGGATTGATCGTAAGCCATTAGTTCACGCAGGTCTCCGTATTATTTAGAGACATAAAAAAAGAGGGTCTTTCGACCCCCTCAAACTAAAAGTTTTCAGTGCATGGTTCTAATCGAATACGTTTTTACACATTGATTTGCATGATGCTGGTAAGTCTTCACACTCTATAAGACACTCAAAATAATCATCGATCAAATTTATATCAGCGTCGTTTTCGCTTAAAGTTGTCATACTACTATCGATACGATTCCAACTGCCTAGTTGATTTTGTGAGACTATGTTGTGCATGTGCACCTCCTTAAATTGAACTTCATAATAAAACCATTTGGTTTCATCTTGTTCTCCAATTCTACTATTATGTATGCAAATACTAACCGTATTTACCGATACATTTTAACAAAAAGAAATGCCTACGAGATTATACCTAGACAAAAAAAGAGACCCTTGTGGGGTCTCTTTGATGGTATGTATATCCCGTGGATTACATGAGGTTTGCAACTTTAACTCTTCTGTAGTAAGCGTTAGCGTTGAGGTTACCA